TTTCATATTAAACGCTTGCTGCTCTGCTTTAAATGCCTCAACCGCTGAATTTTCTTTTGCAATCTGCAAATCCAGTAGCTGAGTTTCTTTTTGAGATTGTATATTCATTTTCTCTAATTGAGCCGCCTCCTCCTCTTCACTCATCTCTGGCATAACATCATCAATATCAAGAGTCTGAAACTGCTCAAAATAGTTGCGAATAACCTTAAGTGGATTACCTCCAGCGCTCTGGATGGCCGGTAATTGATTCATCATACCCTCTGCTTCGTACATTCTTACAACCTTATTGCTCATTTGCTTCTGAGCTGTGGCCTTTATAATTGTGCCGCTACTGTAATCCTGCTCAATGGTGAACTCATCACCAACAACTTCTTTATAGGACTTCTCAGTACAGTGTAGCGGGGTTAATCGCTTAAGAATCTCAAACTCTTTAGACATTGATCGCTGTATGTATTGGTAAATTGCGCTAATAGGAACAATCTGCTCTTGAACAGCAACCAGGGCAGTAGTGGCGGGTGTATTGCCTGAGATAATGCCCTGCAAGTCGATCGACGAGGCGAACTGAGATATCTCGTTCTTAGCGTCTTGATTCATCGTGAGTAATGTTTGGCTTGGCTCCCCTTGAGGCAATGGCATTACGCCGCCCGCTAGTAGTGCTGCAGGGATGTCTGTCTGTTTCCACTCACCAGCCTTAAAGGTTGTACCTCCAGACATAGAGTCGCCTTTCCTGAATTCCTTAGAAAGAAATCCACCCTTCCTATTATTGAGCGTACCAGCATCAATTAACTGATTGGCTGTTGTGTTAACTAGCTGCGTCATCGCACCAAGTAACCAAAAATAACCGATATCCAAAAACTTCCCATCAACTGATCGTATAAATCCGTATTTCACTATATCCATGCTACGGTTGATCTTAATAAGATAACCACTCTCACATACCTCAGTCATTGCCATCTCACCAATACGACTAACCACGCCTAGATTGGTCATAGATCCAGCATTATCAACAACGATATCATCCAACGTATAATCGGCTACAATCCTCATTACTGTGCTAGTAGGTACATGTACAGTAACAATATATGGCTCCTCGTATCCGTCATCGTCTAAATCAAGATAGGTGTTCTGTTCGTAGTAGCACATCATATTTTCGCTATTACTATGTGAATCCTCGCTTGCGTTTGAACCTTCCTGATTATCTTCAGAGTTTTGTGATATATCGACATCAGACCACAAGCCCATATTCTGAAACTCTTTAGCTTCGTTAAGTGAATAGCTGTGTATTTCAGTGAATGATCGGCTAGAGTCTAGCGTTGATGCTCCTTGAGATACTGCGAAGTTAGGGTAATGGATGATAGAGGATACCTTCTTACCCTCCATAGGGTCGTACCAAACCTTTTTAAATAACGTTCCATAAGCTGATAACTCATACATGAGTTTGCTTTGGTTGTCTCTGAACTCTTCCATCAAGTAATTAATATGATAATTCTCATATTCGCCTATGCGATCAGAGGTAGCGCGCTTAGAGCCTTTGTCATCATCTTTACCAATGAAATCAGTTAGCATTAAGTCTGCATCTTTAAGCAGCTCAGCACTGGCCCTATCGCCAAAGCTAATACAGGCGGATTGAATACCCGTATGTTTATAGTTGGCGGCACCTTGCCACGGTGTAGATTTTGGGGTGATATCTGGCGTGGCTAACTCTAGCCCTTTATCGTTAAGCTTTTTCCAATCAGACATAGAATCATTATCTTCATTGAATTGCTGAATAACCCTACCTGCTATACCTGCAAGCTTGTTTTCGTCTATGTCATCAGCGATATTTAATGACTCAGTGAACTCGATTAATTTCTTCATTTTTTAATAGCCCAAGGAATTTGATTCAGTGTATATATCTTCATTGTAAACGTCATTTCTACTAGCGTCTATAACATAGCCACCGACAAAACCCAACGCCAAATACTGTAAAGCATCATGTGGGTGTGAATAAATGCCCTTGTTTGGCTTCTCTTTGTACTCTACAGCGCCGCCTTGCCTGCTAACCTTGTCATAGCAATAGCCGCCCATAAACCCCTTCCTTAGACGTTTACACCGCTTGGCCAGTAGAAAGCCTGGCACACCACTGCCCACCAATTTAGTTAAGAATCTTGCCACGGCATCAACTCGCTTGCCTGGGTCATTGGTTGGGGCTGGCTCGGTAATAAATCCCATGTGGAGGTAATCTTCTTCGTGGCTTATGTCGTCATCATTAAGAATGCCTATCGATGTTTTTCCCTCACCCTCACCTCTATTGTTGCCTGCAGGATCTGCCATGCTAAATGCAATCTCAAAGCCGCTAAAGTTGTGCTGCATATACGGCTTAACAACATCGCGAGCAAATTCTCTTACACTCATTTCATCACTTACTAGCTCAGCAACTACTCTAAGCTGTCCGGTTGGCGTCAATTGAGCGAATATACATGATGGAGTAAGGCCAAAATCCCAACCGATGCCGATAGGTAGCCCATCAATAGGCAGGAAGTGATCACTTGATACATGAACTTGATCATTGAATTGTGGGTATACCGGCTTACCTGATCGAATCATGCCATAATTACCCAACACTTGTACGTTTATATGATCTTCAGTATTTCCCGCTATCATGTCTAAGTAATATTGAAACCCGCCAGGAAGATGCTTTATATTTTCGGCTTTTGGATTTGGAGCGTAAGTACCGCCATCTTCTTTTATCAGTGGGCTAGGGCCATCAAAGAACTCAAATATCTTTTTGGTTTGTTTAATAGCTAAAGCCTTATCCTCTGAAGCCCTTAAGCAGCCCTCTTCTGCAAGCTGGTACCACCAATGCTCATCATCAGGCGGGTTAGTATCCATTAACAAAGCTTTGCGCTTACATGGCTTGTATTGGAATTCACCACTATCATCAAGAACCAAGTCACCATTATCATCACGCTCTTTTGGTGCATCATAGGTCAAGACGCCATTATCATCATAAACATCACGATATCCATCAATAACAGAAGGGTAGCGCCCTATTCTCTCCCTTGCTGTCTTCACAAGCTTAAACACAAGCTCACGAGACTCGTTCATAAATATACCAGTTACCTCAAGTGATCCAAACTTCTTAACGTCTTCTTCTCGGTCGATAGCCAAGAAAATTATCTCAGATTCAATCTTTGTACCATCCGGCATAGGCTGATTAATCTTTGTGGATATGATTGGATGAAGGGTAACGGGGGATATTGATTCTGGTATCCACTGCTTGTATGTATTAAGCGTGGTGGTTCTTAATTCTGGCGTAGTATTACGAACTATTGCCCATCGTGTCTTCCGCACTCCATCACAGTTAGGCCATTGATCTTGGGCAAGTCTAAGTATTTCCATGATACAAGCAACAGACTTGCCATTACCTACCGGCCCTTTAAAGCCTCTACATACCGCATTACTGGCATGGAACTTAGAGCCTGTGGGTGATGCCTGATAATTTATTGTGATCATTTGTCAGATTCGTTATCAAAGCTCATGTTAAAAATAACCCCTCCATGATCCAGATTTAGCTTGTCGTTATAAAAGCCTAAGTGTCGTCCCAAGGAATCCAATGCTTTATGTGTGCCATTCGGATCAAACACCATTTTTGTCCTTAGCGCCCCATCATTGTCATGTGCCTCTACAAGCTCTTTTCCTGAACACTTATTAAATAACTCAACAAACCCTCTTATTACATATTCAGCGTCAACATCGGTCTTTTCTGATAGCTCAGCTTGTAACTCTGTGATTCTTTTTGATATTTCAGGTTTGCTCAGGTTTTCATGCCCGATTGAGTAGGAGGTTTTCTCGCTATATCCTGCACGATTCGCTGCTTTAGTGGCGTTCAAATCTATAACGTACTCTTCACAGAACCTTTGCTGTTTTGGTGTTAACTTTCTGATCATACAAAACCCTCTTGGGTTAAAGTTTACCTTCTATTGCATCCAGTCGCTTGACTGTTTCTTGGTGATTACTCTCAACCACACACATTAGCGCTAATACTATCACCAGCACTAAACCTACTAACTCTGGGAATACTGCCTTCATTTCTAGCCCCTATGGACTTATTTATTACTATAAGTGACTAATTGCCACCAATGTTAGTTCTTACTAACCTTTTCAAAAGCTGCAACGATCTTAGATAATTTACACTCTTTGCACTGCTTGAACTTTATCACAGCATTATTTGAAGTTTTAACCTTGTTTATGTAGTTGTGATTGCGGCATGTGTATATCATGCTATTCCAATCCACAGGTTAATAGCCCCATAAATTAAGGTAATAACGCCGCTAGCGCATATAAATGCTCTCGCTACCGTTTTTAATTTTGTGTCATATTCAATGTTGCTTTTCTCTATTTCATGAATAGACTTTGTTTTTTCTCTGTCTCTATCAAATAATGTGTCAATATCTTCTTTTTGGTTTCTTAATGATGCGCTAGTTAGTGTTATTTCATTACTCATTTTTGTCATCATGTCGGTATGACCGTCTAACTTGTTGATAATTCTCTCTGTATCCTCCATTAATCAACCTCCCGACCGCTGCGTACAAGACCCAGGCTATCCAAGATAGAACTATTGAAAATTGTAATGCTGTCAGAAATTCCCACACGTTCATCGATCCAATATGTCAAAAATAGCAATGCTTGTATTAATGATAATCCTATCAATGCCTCATAATGAAAATTTGGGGCAATTGAAAAAATTCCATTGTCTATATTAAACCACACCGACATATATGAAATCGCGCCGCCTAAGTGGACAGCTATCGCCAAGTAACACGATATGATAATATTGCGTGTTAGCTTTAATCTCTTGACTGGAAATAGGGCAACTAAGTGTCTGCACATAAAATCAAGCAATGCGCCCATGCCGTAGCAAAGCGTAAAAGTTAGCAACACCGTGTAAAAATCTGCTTTCTCGTTGCTAATAGCTTCAGTATCAATGCTATCGATGATATGTATTCCCATATTCCCTGCAAAATAAGAGAAAAGCCCGATTGTTATTAATATTAATGCCAGGGTATAACCATTCTTACTTTCGTTTGCCATTATTCGATCTCTTTCGGGGCTTGTTTTTTACGCCGGTCATAGCCGCTCTATTCTTTTTCGGTGCTGCTTTCTTCGTTGCCATTCCAAATCCTAGTGTTTTTATTTATTGTAGCATAAGTGATAAATGGGCGGTAATTAAGTATCTCTAGCTCCACTAATCATTTCCTTTGTACTTCTGTATGGCCTATCTGAAAACCCTAATAACCCATATTGCCTAAGACCGAACAAGCTAATCCTATAGCACTCAATCTGCTGATTCAGCATGGCATGATCTGTGCTTGTATAGTGTGCTGGGTAGTTTGTAACGTAAACCTTTTCGCTAGTCACTCTAACCCTCAGTTTATCTTTTGGATTTATGCGTAAACAAAAAGGCTTTAATGCGGCATTGATAGCCGATCTCGTGATTTTAACTAGTCTTGATTCCATGCCAACTCCTATTATTTAATTAGGTCGCTATTCTCGAGAATATTTAGTCTTCAATTTTAATCGTAGTCTCAAAGGGAGGATTATCATTTCCTATGTGAATCATGTGCCCCAATTCAGAAATAAGACACCAAAGCTGAAACTTTGAGAATCCATCCTCATCAACAGGATTAGGTACGTACTTTCGATCTAAATTAAGCGATGAATAAAGCTCGTCATGATTACGCTTAAGTTCTTCTCGACCCGAATCATTCAGCTTAACCAATACTGTGTCATTTAAATTTATCTCTCTCATATTAACCTCTATTCAATTAATTGCTCGGGGTAGCTAATAATACCTTTTCCTTCTTCCAGTGATTCTTTTATTGCATTTGGTGTTGCTTGCTCATGGTAGCCACTTTTTGAATTTACCAGCCCACAACGATTACACTCTCTAAATTGAGTTAGATTACCGTAACAGCTCTTAGGTAATCCAAACTTACTCCAATCATGCCATCCTATTTTGCATCTAATACTCATATCACTTACCCTCGTTCATCATTAGCTCAACAGGTGATTTTCCGCCTATTATCTGATAATACTCACCATCTGATTTATATTGCTGGAAGTAGTGTTCGGCTTCGTTAATTAACTGCAATCCATAATTACCGCTCACTTCCCATAGGCCTAAATTGCAAGTAATGGTGCAATTGCTACCATCTCTTCTATATGTTGTGCATTTCTCTAGCTCACTCATAACTCACTATCCTTATTGTCGGCCTGGCTGTTATTGTCGATTATTTCTTCTCTGCTCTCTGTAGTTGTCATGTCTAAACCCTTTCTTCGTTAACTTCAGTTAGTGCGCTTAGTAACCAATCTCTTTCCATCTTCCAGTAATTATCACGTGCGGCGGCATCGGCGGCATCGGCGGCGGCAGCTTTGGCGGTGGCATCGGCGGCGGCATAGGCGGCGGCATCGGCGGCATCG